ATAATGAAACAGTTGAAGACTTACAAGGTCTTGATACAACTATTGATTGGAAAAATACAGGTGATAATAGTTATGATGGTGAAAAATTAAAGCTATTAGTACATGATGAAAGTGGTAAATGGGAAAGACCTAATAATATTCTAAATAATTGGAGAGTTACAAAAACAACATTAAGATTAGGTAGTAGAATAATTGGTAAATGTATGATGGGTTCAACAAGCAACTCATTAGATAAAGGAGGCGATAACTTTAAAAAATTATATGATGATTCAGATGTTACACAACGAAACGCCAACGGACAGACTCGTTCGGGACTCTATAGTTTGTTCATACCTATGGAATGGAATTACGAAGGATACATTGATTCTTATGGATTACCTGTGTTCGACACACCTAAGCGACCGATTACTGGACCAAGAGGCGATAAAATTGAACTTGGAGTTATTGAATACTGGGAAAACGAAGTTGAAGGATTAAAACAAGATCAAAACGGATTAAACGAATTTTATAGACAATTTCCAAGAACTACTCAACATGCTTTTAGAGATGAATCAAAAGCTTCACTTTTTAACTTGGTTAAAATATATGAACAAATAGATTTTAATGAAGATTGTAGTAGTTATAAAATGGTTACTAAAGGTTCTTTTCAATGGGAACATGGAATAAAAGATACAAGAGTTATATTTAAACCAAACGAAAGTGGTAGATTTAATATAACATGGGTACCACCTATAAACTTACAAAATAATGTTGTAATGAAAAATGGTATAAGGTATCCCGGAAATGAGCATACAGGGTGTTTTGGATGTGATCCATATGACATATCAGGAACAGTAGATTCAAGAGGTTCAAATGGATCTTTACACGGACTTACAAAGTTTTCTATGGAAAATGTACCACCAAATATGTTTTTTTTAGAATACATATCAAGGCCACAAACTGCTGAAATATTTTTTGAAGATGTTTTAATGGCTTGTGTTTTTTATGGTATGCCAATATTAGCAGAAAATAATAAACCTAGATTACTATATCATTTTAAAAGAAGAGGATATAGAGGTTTTTCAATGAATAGACCAGATAAACTTTTTATGAAATTATCTGTTACAGAAAGAGAAATAGGTGGAATACCTAATTCTAGTGAAGATATAAAACAAGCTCATGCAGCTGCTATTGAATCATATATAGAAACTTACGTTGGTAACTTAGGTGGAAAATATGGAGATATATATTTTCAACAAACATTAGAAGACTGGGCTAAATTTGATATTAATAATAGAACAAAGCATGATGCTTCTATTAGTTCAGGTTTAGCAATTATGGGTTGTAATAAAAATATGTACAAACCTATATTTCAAAAAGAAGTTACTCCTAAACCTTTAGGGTTTAAAAAATTCAATAACAAAGGATATATTTCAAAAATAATAAAATAAATGATAACATACAATTACGCAGGCTCGTTTCCTAGTCAGGTGGTACCAGACGCGGAAAAGCAAACAATGGAATATGGTTATGCTGTCGGTAGAGCTATTGAAGGTGAATGGTTCTCTGGAGATAGAGGAGGCATGGGAAATAGATACCAAAATAGTTGGTTGAATTTTCATAGACTTAGATTGTACGCTAGAGGTGAGCAGCCAGTGCAAAAATATAAAGATGAATTAGCAGTTAACGGTGATTTATCTTATTTAAATTTAGACTGGAAACCAGTGCCTATTATACCTAAATTTGTAGATATAATAGTAAATGGTATGTCTCAAAGAGTTTTTGATATAAAAGCTTTTGCTCAAGATCCTGAATCTTTAAAGCAAAGAACAAAGTATGC